CGGTGCCCGCCCGTATTTTTTGGACTCGGGTGATGTTGAGCCAGCATTTGAGCAATGGAAATCGGAGTTCGAGGGATTTGCGCAATATGAGGCGCTCTCGCTGATGGAGGATTAAGAATAAAGGGTGGTGCATTGCAAAGCTGAGTCTCGCGGGGTTTCGGCTCTCGTTCAACGACTACGACTACGACAATTCGAATGCGAATCTCAGTGCCCATCTATGTTTAACAACCGCAATGCAGACCTTGCCATCATGGCAAAAAATCACGAGTTATAAAAGGGGGCTTTGGTAGCGTAAGCGAAGAAGACCCTAAATACAAAGGCATGAAAAGAAAGGGCAATTTATATCATCAAGTATATAGCATAGATAACCTGATCCTGGCGGATAAGAACGCCCGAAAGGAAAAGGGCAAAAGCCGGGAGATAAAGCGGTTTGATAGGGATAGGGGGCCGCTCCTCCAGGCGCTGCATGAAATGCTTGTGAATAAGACTTACAAAACATCGCCATATAGGGTGTATACCCTTTATGAGCATAAGGCGCGGGAAATATCACAGTTGCCATATTACCCGGACAGGATAGTGCAGCATGCAGATATGAACATCCTGAAGGGTGTGTTTATACCGATGTTTACTGCTGATAGTTATAGCAGTATACCAGGTAAAGGAGTGCATAAGGCAGTGCGTAACATGCAGAAGGCACTAAAAGATAAGGAGCATACAACTTATTGCCTGAAGATAGACTTGAAGAAATTTTACCCGAGTGTAGATCATGAAATTTTAAAGCAGCTTCTGCGCAGGAAGTTTAAGGATAATGATCTACTTGAGCATCTGGATGAAGTCATAGAGTCTGCTCCTGGATTACCGATAGGTAATTACCTGAGCCAATACTTCGCTAATTTTTACCTGACGTGGTTTGATCACTGAATAAAGGAGGTAAAAAGGGTAAAATACTACTTCAGGTATGCGGATGACCTGATAATACTGCATGAGGACAAACAATATCTGCATGCACTATTGGCTGAAATGCGGGAATACCTGGATGTGAACCTGAAATTGACAACAAAAGGGAATTACCAGATATTCCCGGTGGCGGCGAGAGGAATTGACGTATTAGGGTATGTGCTTTACCATACACATATACGGATCAGGAAGCGGATAAAGCAGACATGCGCCAGGCGAATAAAGAGAAACAAGAACAGGGCCGTAATAGACGCATACAAAGGATGGATGAAACATGGCAACTGTAGGCATTTACAAAAAAAACTATTCTGTGCAAAAATTCAGCGATTTAAACATTAAGGTTGAAAATGAAGCATTCGTGGGTAAGAAGATTGATAAGGATGATGTTTTTGATCAACAAATAATAATACATGATTACCGGATTGTAGAAGCGAAATATAGGGACAAAGGCTGCACGAAGTGTTTGCATTTGCAAATAGAAATTGAAGGGAGAAAGCGTGTTGTTTTCTTTACTTCAAATAACCTGATCAGGCAGATAGAACAGGTGTCAAAGGCAGATTTGCCGAGACAGACGGTGATCGTAAATAAGGACAAAAAGTATTCATTTACATGAAGAAGATACTTGTAACGGGGGATAAGTTTACCGGATCAATGGAGGTTCTGTATGGGGATAACCTCGCCGATGGGGGAGGTGCTCCGCTCCTGGTCGTGGACTTGCGGGGAGCTGCTATGAGTGATTTGCAGAAACAATATGTGGTGTCTTGTGTTCCTGTGCGGTACGGTGCGGGGTTTGAACAGAACTGGGGGCCGATGACGGGTAAGGTGAAGTTTGCCACCGGTGATGTGGAGCTGGATTTTGAACAGGACTTCTGGTGGCCGTTTGATAACCCGATCAATAAAAAGAGGTGCCTGAAGGCGTGGGATAACTTAAGTAAGGCAGACAGGCATTTATGTGTAGGTGGATTAGCTGGGTATCTGCGCCACCTGAGCAGGTGCCAGTGGAAGAGTAAAATGAACCCGGAGACCTGGTTTAAGAACCGGTGTTGGGAAACGAATTGGGACAATGTAAAAGAATAATATGGTAGGAGATATAAGTACTGCGCAATTGAAATGCATAAAGGTGATGGTGAGGAAACTCAATGTGGTAGACGCTGATGCTATGGTTTTGGGGTTTACGGGCATGCGCACCAAGCATGTGAGCGAAATGAGATCACCGGAAGGTATTGCTTTGATCAAGCACCTGAAGGCGCTTGATCCTGATGAGGCTAAAGCGGATGTGATGCGTAAGAAGATCATTGCTATGGCCTATGAGCGGGCAGGATTGGGGCGTAGCGCGAGTAAGGCGGAGAAGTATGCTGTGGTGAACTGGCTGGATGGCTGGTGTAAGCAGTTTGGGTATAAACACAAGGGGCTGAATGCTTATACTCTGGTGGAGCTGCCGAAGCTGGTGACGCAGTTTGAATTTGTATTAAATGACCTTTTAATAAAGATTTGAAAATTTGGTGATTTATGGGCGGTAATAGTAGAAATTTCACGAGGGATTTATTGCTTTTTGCGGAGGATGAGGTGAGTGAGGTGACAGCGAGCACCGTGGTGCGGAAGGGGCGTAGCGCGGAGCTGCTGGAGCGGCGGAATGAGCATATATTGTACCGTTATTACTTTTACCTGAAGTATGATGATAAACGGAGCGATGTGGTGCTGCGGCTGCTAAGTGAGCAGTTTTACCTGGCGGAGGCTACTATTCATGAGATCATTCATGAGACGGCTGCGAGTGATGAGGTGCTGCTACGGATAAAAAAGGAGATGCCGAGTGAGGCGCAGCTGCGACGAAAGTTTAAGTTTTTTTGATACTTTTATAAAAAACAGATTATGAAAGACCTAGGCGTAATATTATTGGTTGTAGCTATTGCGGTAGCAGTTTTTGCCCTTTTCTATTTCAATGTAAGCGTTACGAATGGTAACGGGGATCATTTTGCTAACCTTGGCCTGATGGATGAACGGCGTAATATGCTGATCGGGGCGGGATTTGTGGGTGTGATAGGTGCCGTGTTTATGGTGGGTGGAAAACGGGCTGCTAAAAAATAGGCGCGATGCAAGCGAGATCAATAAAATATTTTAGAAGCGAGAAATTCAGTAAGGCTAGTTTAACCTGGTCAAATATTGAATTAAGAATAGGTGGTTCCCGATGCGGGAAGGTAGCAGCGCTTAATAATTACGAGGAAAGGAATAATTTTGGAGTGCATGATATTATCGCTATAAAAGAAATATGGGACAAGCAGGAAATACCTCCGTATGATAATGAGGACCGTAAATTCATAATGGATTATTTTGATAAGAAGTATCGGGATTATATGAATGAGACTAGCGGTGTTGAATTGCCTCCGGGTGCATTGTGGGAACCGTGTCATATCATTAAATGAAAAAGCCCCCAATTCGGGGGCTTTTTTTATTCTTCGATCGCATTGAATTGCGTGGTGAGGTTGAGTGTGATGGGGCTGACCATTATATTTGACTGTATAGCGGTATTATCATCTATTGTGAGGCTGAAGTATAAGCAGCGAACCCGGATCAGATCAAGGCGGCGCTCTGTGACTGCCCGGACACGAATAAACTTGCCGAAGATATCACCAACATTTATGGTTGTCACCGGATCAGTGGTTTCGTCTACAGTAACGGTACCTGGTGTCCAGCCCTGGAAGGCTTCATAAATAGCCTGTTCAAGATCATAAAAATATAATGCACTGTTCCGGTATGGCGCCGGAGTAATGGATGATGAGCTGCTGAATGGCGGGAACCCAACACGTATGCATATATTGACACTGCCCAGCTCACTGTTCTGGCCAACCTGGTTAAATGTAGCATCTTCGATATCTATGAGTGCGCATGGCCATGATACCGGAGGTTTATTGATCCCCCTGGAGGCATCTTCAAGCTGGCCGAAATCCTGCTCGATGGTTTTAAATATCTGCACACTTTCTATCTGCAGCGATTTGAGCCGGTTTTGTATGGCCACGAAAAGGACGGCAAAAGGCGATGTTATTGTGTTCATAATTTTAATGCGTTTGTCATTTTTCTGATAATGAAGCCTTCACAGTTTTGAGTGAGGACCGGTGATGGGCCGATGAATTGACGTTGTGGTATATTCTGGTTTCGGGTGAACGTTTTACCGAAGGTGCCCATGCGTGAACGGACATATTGCGGACCGTGGAAACCTTCATTGTGAACCCTTGCATATGGGATATCGGTATAAAGGGTGGTGTGATCTGTGCTGTCTTGTTTGCGGAAGCTGCGGCGGAGGGTGCCGGTGTTTACGAGTATAGACCTTGTGGGCCTTGGCGCGTTTTTCAGCTTTTGCCAGGGCTGGAACGATGTTCCCTGAAATCCTTGCAGCCGCCAGTTGTCATCAATGAATTTAAGACCTATCTTACCAATTCCGTCAATCAGCTGAGGCGTGATCGTGACGATCACATTTTCGAGCCTTTGGAGCGGTATTTTTAATGGGTCTTGCATTTATTTTTTAATCCTGTCGGGAATTAAGGTGTTTATTTTAGCTTCAATTTCTTTTGGTAGACCGATGAAATAAGGAGAGCCTTTTGGGAATACCAATCCTTCCTGGCCGAGGTTAACCTGGAACATTTTGGGGATATCCGGGTATTCCATTTTTTTATCGGGCGTCTTTTTCCCATCAGTGAGTTGAATGACTGTGCACCGACAATTCCAACCATTTGGCGGATAGTATGTTTTCCAGAAGCTGTCGTCCACTGGCCGAGTGATACCGTCTAATAAGGCATGCTCTTCCCGGACACGGGCATCCTCCATTGTACGGTATTC